GACATTACATAAGGAGGATAAACTTTAGAGATTGAAGATTTAGGTCTAACCATATTCTTCATTAAATCCCACTTCAATAAATAATTAGTACCCATAACTAATATACCCTCAAACCAAACATCTATTCTTTTAGATATTTTTTCAAATTGAGCATCGTCAGTTTTAGGTCCTTGAAAACTATCATCTCTTTGTACAACTTTATCACCACCATTAACATTTTTCTTTTTCTTATAAACTACGTTTAAATCGCTTTTATATGAAAAGAATAATAATGTAGCTGTATTATTTCTAATGTTTCCTCCTAATATAGTTCCACCTTGAATGTTTTGATAAGCATCCCATTTAGAAGCTAACCTAGAAATCTCTTTAATTTCTTCTTGAGTTAATTTTGGATTTAATTTTTTAAGTTCTGTAATAGGAACATTTTTAACTTCTCCAAAATAATAACAATCTTGAAATGTAGGGTCTTCAGTTGGACTAAATACCATATTTGCAGGGTCGCAGTATTCAACTCTAATCCCATTGTGTGTATCAAAAGAATGTCTAACAGCCGATAACCCCAATACAACTTGGTCTTCATCTGTTCTTCTTTTTATTAAATCGTAATTGTTAATATTTAAAACATTTTCAATAGCTTTCTCTTCAGCAATTTCAATCTCATCTTTGTAAAATTCCATGTGAAGATCAAGTTCCGCTTTATCTTTAGGCATTTGGTCTTCAGGTATTGGATACATATCTATACCAAGTAGGTTTTTAGCATCTTTTAATAAAGGAGCAGCAATCATAGCTTTCTCTACCTCTGTTTTATATTTGTTTTTTTTATCAGATGAAATGCTATCTACCGCTTCTGCTTTAACTTCATATTGTCTAGTAGACATTCCATTAACAACTATATCAACAAATTTTGGTATAATTGGAAGTGGAGTCCAATCCAAATTAAGGTAAGAAATATCTCCATTAACAGACATCTCTTTTTTATATTTTTGAACAGACTGCTCTCCTCTTGCATATAATCTTAATTTATGAAAGTGGTCTCTTGTAGTATAAAATCTTGAACCATTAAGGGATGTTTTTCTAAACCACTCATTTTGAACACTATGAGCCACAGCTCTTCCGTAATCCTCGCTCTTTTTAATTTCATCAGTAGCCAACTGATCTGGGAAATATATATTAGGCATTGTTAAATCTTGACTCATATATATTTATTTTTTTATTTGTTTAAAGTTTGTCATTAAATGTGTTTCCAAGTTTTATAATTTACAATGCTTAAAATATTAGATTTACCAACTCCAAACATATCTCCAATTTTTTTTGCTGATAATATTTTTTGTGAATAAATTTCTCTTATTTTTAATACATCTTTTTCTGTTAATTTTGATGTTGCATTATTTTCTCCATTAAATCTACCTTTCATAAATTCTGAATGTTTAGAAACTTTTATTCCTTTATTCCAACTAGGTTTGCCTTTTGCAGATTTACTTAATTTATCCCTAGTTTCTTGAGACCTATTTGCATTATGCCATCTTATAGATTCTATATGTTCTGGAGATAATTTTTTCCCTCTATTTGGAGCACCCATTTTTTCTCTAGCTTCTGCTGTATGAATTAATCCTAAACACCCATCTCCTCCATTTGTTTTATTAACTAAAGGTCCTTTACCACAATCTTTTCTTCCATACATTGCAATAAATTCAATTTCTTTAATTTTAGCATAATCAAATGTTAAATCATCTAGCATTATTTCTACTTCATAATCTGTTTTAGCCACTACATTATTCCAATGACTTCCTCTACTATGTTTAAAATTTGCTCTTGAATAATTAGTATCATTACCTATACCTATGTAAAATGGAGTATTGGTATCTAATCTTATATGTCTGTAAACGTAAGCCATTTATTTTAGTAATTCGCTATGCATTCCTTTATTAGAATATCTTGCAAAATTAAACATTATTTCCGAGTTATTTCTAATAGGTTTTGTAACGTATGTTTGGTTAGCCATAATTGCAAGGCCACTACTAATAGTAGCATCAAATTTAGTACGATTAGCTATATCAAAATTTGCCCAATCTAAAAGCGTTCTATTAAAATACATTCCTCCCATACTTCCTTCTTCTCTATATTCACCACTATAATCAATTCCTACATATTGGTTAATATATGCCTCAATAGCATTTGCTTGTAACTCAATAGTCTGTGTAGATGAAGGAATACCTCCTAACTCTCTCTCTGAAGGTGATAAATCATTTTTATGTTTATCAGGTCTATTTAATGAAAAACCACGATACCCCCTGTTTGTAAAGTATTTTAATTGTCCAACCTTATTGTTTTCTATAAGTATCGGCATTCCATAGAAAACACAAGCCATTAAACAATTCTCATAAAACTCCTCAGATGTTCTTGGTCTTGCTATATACTCTAAAAAGAAATGATTACTTGGAGCATCATCCATATTAAATTTTGTAAGACCGTGAAAAGAACCTTTAGAACCTCCACCTCCTACAACTCCTGATATATCGTATGTATCGCAACCAAAACTTCCTATGTGTGCATTACCTGGATATTTCTTTCCATTCTTTAGTTCTATTCTATTACGCATATCAGGTTTAAGAATCCAAGAGACTTTAAAATCTCCATCTTTAGTTGGAGTCCATATAACCTCTGTATCTTTAACACCATTCTTCCAAGAAAACTTACCTGTTGTAATAACTCTATTGTGTTCAAGACCATCATTATAATCTACTTGTTCATATATCTTGGAAAGGTCAAATAAACTATTTTTAGCTTCATCACGAAATGCGTGTCCTTCTGTTCTTGGGTTTTGTCTATAAAATTCATTTAAAGCATCGGAATCTTTTCTTAAACTCTCTATTTTATTCTCAAAAAAGTCCAACACACCATCATATACCCAACTTCCTTGAATATCTTTTACTGGTTTATCTCTAGCTCTAAATATAGGGAAACCATATAAATCTATATACCCCTCATAATTCCATTCCATTGGTATAAATAAAGCATATAATCCACTTGTTGTTTGCCCATTCTTATCTCTATTTTTTACATCACTATCGTAATATAATTTCTTAAAATTAGCACCACCATTTTCTTGAGAGTTACAAGTACTTCCCATCATACATTTACCTATAAGTTTTCTTCCAACTCTAAGACAAGTTTGTGTAACCCTCCAGTTATTTTGTATGTTTAATGGGTTTGTCCATTTACCACTCTCATCATGGACAAGTAATTTTAATTTTTCTCCATCATAACTATTATCTCCTGTATTCTTCCAGTCAATAGAGGTATCTAAACCCTCCATTTCATCTTGAGCATCAGACATATTATTTTTAGTAATTTTTGATGCAGGAACACGATATGATAACTCCGTTTTAGGTTTATCCATACCATCCATAATTGGTTTAAAAAAGAAGGGGTAATTACTTGAGATAGGAACTACTTTATCTGTAAACATTTTTTTAGCATCACCTCCTGTTTTTGAGAGAATACCAAGTCTTGCATCTTTTGCAAGTGTTCCTATATTAACAAGTTCAGAGCTACCCATAAATGAAAAACCAGAACGTCTATTCTTTAAATAACAAATTCCAAAACTTCTTTCATCTGCTTTACACGCTTCCCAAAATATCCAAAATATTCTATTACTCTCTCTAAACTCAGGAAGACCAATATCAATTTTAGTCCATTGAAGATACATATAATGAGATCCTGTTATGTAAGATGGTTTTCCGTTATTCATAAAGAACATACCATCATCTCTTTTATTAAACTCTTCTTCTATATAATCTACCCACTTTGCTTTAAAATCTTTAGGCATATCATTCCATTGAAAAATAGTTTTAATTTTAGAAAGTTCTTTAGGGTATTCATCTGCTTCCCAATATTGTTCCTCAGGTTTCTTACTCCTAATTTTCATTTTATTTGGGACAGAAGGTAGCGCTACTTTTAAACCTTGTATCTCATATATTTCTCCAATAGTACCATCTTTAGAAATAACTACCATATCAAATTCTGGGTTGTATCCATATACCCAACCTAGTTTCTTATTTGTTTTATCTATTTCTTTTTTAGGAATATAATCTAATAATACCGAGTAAATACTACTTTCCTTTGCTTCGTCTTTCTGCAAAACTTTCAAACTTTGGTTCATCTTTTGTAGTATTAGGGTTTTCTTCAAGTATATCTTGTTCTCTCTGTATCTTATCTAAAATATAAAAAGCATCATCAAGAGCTTGTTTTTTTGCAAGTACAGCATTACGCATTTTATCAGCAGTAATGTCTTCATCATTATTTTCAGATATAATTTCATCAGCAAGAACTTTTATAAGTTCTGTAACTGATTTATAAGCAGCTTGAATAATCTGCTCTTTTAATTCTTTGTGGTTATACATTTGATTTAATTTTATTTAAAAAGCAAAGGTATAAAAAAAATGCCCTCTGATTTAGAAGGCATTTAATTTTAAAAAATATATTTATTAATTATAAACTCTTATTTCTATAAAGCAATTAAATAAATCATCAGATAAAACTCCTTGTCTATTAACTGTTAAAACTTGAAATGAATTCAACTCAACTAAACCAGCAGTAATGCATGAAGGATAATCTCCACCTAAATAAGAAGATATAAACACGACTACTTTTGAAAAGTCAGGAAATGACGCAGTTGCTGTTCCAGAATAATTACCAGAAGAATATCTACTCCAAATTATATCAACACCAGTATCATTAAAAACAAGATTTTGAATAGGATTCTGTGATGCTTCTTGAGTAATTTTTGCAACATAAGATTTGTAAGTATTTATTCCTTGTGGTCCAGTAGCTCCTGTAGCACCATTAGCACCAGCAGCTCCTGTAGCTCCTGTAGCTCCTGTAGCACCTGTAGCTCCAGTAGGTCCTTGTGGTCCTGTAGCTCCCTGAGAAGCTAATAAAGCCCATTTTAATGGAGTTATACTTGGATTAGTTGTTCCGTTAGTTGCAGATATACAAAAATATGAAGCACCACCGTAACCAACAGCATCATTAACTACATAAGAAGTTCCTGAAACCCAAGAACCTCTCCAAGTTAATCCAGCAGGTCCAACAGGTCCAGCTACTCCTTGAGCTCCTTGAGGTCCTGTAGGTCCTAGGCCCTATGACAACAGATGTATTATCATCTAGTATAGTTTGTAAATCAGTTACAAAAGTATTTAATGAAGAGTAATTAACATTACTTGAATTTTGAAATTCTCTAACTTTAATACCTCCACCAACAATACTTTGACCATTAAATTTATTTGTAATGTCTACTATTATGTTTACATCTATCTCTTGGTTTGCAACACCTGTTGTGTTTACACTTTTAAAGTTTGCAACATAATCTTTTTTTCTGTAAGGAAGTCCAGCTAGTTTAAAATATCTAGCATCATAATTTTCAATTTTCATATTTTTATTATTTTTGTTTACGTTTTGAGTTGCAAAGGTATAAAATATTTAATTTAGTTTTAGTACTACATCTCTATCTGTCATCCTATATAGTTTTTCATTATCTATCTCAAATTCATATTCACTATTTTTTGTAAATGCAACCAAATCACCTTTTTTAAAGCCAAGAGAGAGTAGTTTATTATTTATATATATTAACTCTCCAATATGATTCTCTTCTTTATCTAAATCGTACAATATTGATTGCTGAGTATTCTTTATTGGTTTTACAAAACAAAAGTTTAAATGTGGAGTCCACTCTCCTTTATTTTTTTTGTACATATATATTCTTTCAGGACTAACTATAAAAATACCATCTCTAAAATATTCAGGTGAATTAGTTTGTCTTCCTTTCATGTCAAAATAAATCCTAAAAATATTGTGGTGTAATACAACTATATCTCCAATAGAAATATCTCCATTATAATGTATAGGCAATGCTTCTACGATACCAAGTCTATTAACATATTTAGCAAGTTCTAGTGAAGTGTTTACAATAAATTCTACTCCTCCTATATTCTTGGTATTATTATATTTACCTCCATAAGGAGATATTACAAAGTTATATGGACTCTTCACTAGTAATTGATATTAAATTCAACTAATATAGGTAGATTTTTATTTGGATTTTTCCAAGCTACAATTTCTTTGTTTGCATTTTCTATCCATACAAAATAACCATCTCCGCAATCTGTAATAGCGTGTATTATATTAGAACCTCCTAATACTTCTTGTCCAACTATGTAGTGCATTGAATTTTTATAATCAAGACCAATAGTTATTTTTCTAATTTCATTTTTCATTTTATTAAATTATATTATTGGCAAAAATACAAAAAAGTGCCGAACATATATTCAAGCACTTTTTATATCTTATATTGTGATATGCGTTATTAGTTATAAACTCTAATTTCTATAGGAGTATTTGCTAAAAGCGAATCTACTTGAGTTAATGAATTATTTTTAGTAACTACATCTATTTCATTATTACTTGATCTTCTAATTTTAATGCTTCCACTACTTGCATCTATATTATCTGATATTGAAAAATAAGTTTTATTTTCTATAAAAAGTCCATTACAATTTGTGTAATAAAAACCAACTCCATCATAAAACCAATTAATATTTCCAAGAGTATTCTCTAATATTGTTACTATTGGAGCACCTAAGTCATAAGATAAATAAACATTAACTCCCCAACTATTAGGAGTTGTTCCTGTAGCAACAAAATAAGTTCCAAAAGCATTACTTGAAGCACCTACATTTGTAAAATCGTGATTAACACCTCCTCCATCATCTAATAATTGATATGTTACACCAATAGTTAAATTTACTTGATATAAACTTTGTCTAGAACTTGCGCCACTCTGTGTTAATAAAGCAGTATATACTTTATATGTTGGAGGTGTAACCCCAAAAAAATTAGCAATACTTTCTAAAGTATATGTTTTTGTTTTAGATGAATCATTATCATCTACACCAATTAATTTATCATCAAGTGATAATATGTTGTCTTGTAAGTAATTTTATATTTTCATAGTTTTTATTGTTTATTATTTATTTGTTTTTATATTAAAAAGATATTATTACTACTAATCCATCTCCACCTTTACCACCATTACCTCCTCCTAAAAGACCTGCTCCACCTGAGCCAGTATTATATACTGTTCCTGTAAGTAATTTTGTATTTTCATAGTTTTATTGTTTATCATTTTTTAATTTTTGTATTTCATCATAAATAGAAATTAATTCATTTTCTTTTTGA